ATCCTATTTCGTCTAGGCTAGCATCTCATAGAGGTGCACAAGGTCATATCTATTGGTCACAGTTACGCGAATGCTATCCTGAAGATGTTGTTGTAGATATCGATACTGGTGATAAGCCATACCATAGATATGATGTGTTGTACATTTATCATGGCAACGACTGGTCAGGTGCCCTAAATGTATTCGGTGGGTTTGAGAATTTCAACCAAACCGAAAAGGTTATTTCCCTTGCCAATTTCACCGGTGCTGTGTATTCTATCGGAATTCCTATGCCTATGTACCATGAAATCATTCAGAAGAGAGTCGATTCACTTTCTGATTCAGGCCCATGGACTAAAGATGTAATGAATTCTCTTAAGCATATTGTAGAGTCTACCCCTATGGTTGACGTCAACATTAATTTGGTTAACAATATGAATATTGTTGCCGGCGATTCACATGCTATTTGTATGTATCGTCCAGGTTGGTTGGTTAATTCGGTTCCATTCAAGACACTTCATGGTGCCATTTCTGAAGGTCTAGACACGTTTGTATATGGTAGAAATTTCAATAATATTGAACTCTACTTCGGTAATATCGATATTCGTCATCATCTTCTTAGACAGCCAGATCCAGAACTGGCTACAATCAGTCTTGTTGATCGGTACATCGAGGGTGCAGTTAAGCTAGCAAGCAAGTACGAGGCAACTGTAACAATCTTGGCTCCTCTACCTATTGAAAATGAATCGCGTAAGATTCCTAAGACCGGATGGTATAAGGGAACACCTTTCACAGGTTCATGGGCAGATCGTAATCGTGTTAGAAAGTTGTTTATTGCACGATGCGAATATGGCGCCGGCCAATTTAAACATGTGAAGTTTAACGACTGGACTGGTTATTTGATCAATGAAGCCGGCGAGCTTGATTTCAAGTACATGGAAAAGCCACGATCTGTGCATCTTTCTCGAGAATTTTACCCGCATTGGACCGGTGCTGATATAAATAGTCCAGCTAAACTTGAAGCTCTTACATAATAGGTACGGTGAATGGCTATCAAATACAAGTACGCAGAAGACAAGATCATTAATGATCTTAAGGCATATATCGATGCCACATATTCCCAACATTACAAAACAGGCGACGATTCGGTCGAATGTTTTGACGCATGGATTGCTCTAGGTGATGCAACACCTACTTTCCGTAACACCGCACTGAAGTATCTGTGGCGGTACGGGAAGAAAGGCGGGACCAATCAATCTGACCTAATGAAGGCCATGCATTACGTCATGCTTGCCATGTATAATGATCATTATAAGAATAAGAAGGAAAAGAAATAATGCAAGTTGAAATTCCAATTGAAGAGTTACGCAAGCGTAAGTTAATGGTTGCCACACCAATGTATGGTGGTATGGCAGCTGGTATGTTTTCAAAGTCTATTGCTGACCTATCGGCACTGTGTCAGCAGTATGGCATTCCCATGCAGATGTACTTCTTATTCAATGAATCGCTGATCACACGAGCCCGCAATTATTGTTGCGACGAGTTTGTGCGTTCAGATGCTACTCATTTGATGTTCATCGACTCGGATATTGGATTTAATCCGCAGGATGTTATTGCACTGCTTGCTTTGTCCGGCGAAGATTCAGAGTACGATATCATCGGCGGGCCCTATCCTAAGAAGTGTATTTCATGGGAAAAGGTTAAGCGCGCGGTCGATAAGGGAGTTGCTGATAAGGATGCATCGGTTCTAGAGCGATTCGTTGGTGACTACGTCTTTAATCCTAAGTTTAACACTGGTTCTATTCCTCTAAATGAGCCGTGTGAAGTACTTGAAATCGGCACTGGATTCATGATGATCCAGAAGCGAGTTTTCACTAAATTTACAGAAGCTTTCCCTGAGTACTTCTATCGTCCTGACCATGTTCGTACCGAGCACTTTGACGGTACTCGTAATATCATGCAGTTCTTCCAGGCTGAAATCGATCGTCATAATCCAGCTAAGGAATACGAGAAGATTGTACGTAAGTTGGCAGCCGGCGAAGAAGTTAACGCTGAAGAAGTTAACGCTACATTAACAGCAGCAGAAGAGAAGATCAAGGCGTCATCTAATCGTTATCTTTCAGAGGATTACTGGTTCTGTCAGAAGGTTCAGCAGCTTGGTCTTAAGACTTGGTTGTGCCCATGGATTCAGTTGTACCATGTTGGTACGTATATCTTCGGTGGATCGTTGGCTGACCTAGCATCTGTTGGAGCTTCGGCTACCGCCGACACTGGTGCTCTTAATAAAAAGTAGTAGTGTACATTTAGACTGCAATAGTATATAATAATTTCGAGGTGAACAATGCAAACTATTAAGCTCTCAGAGCAGACACTACGTATTCTAAAGAACTTTTCGACCATTAACCCTGGGCTTGTTGTAAAGCCCGGGGCAAAGCTAGTTACAATGTCTCCGGCTTCGTCTGTCTTTGCCGAAGCTGAGATCAATGAAACACTAACTACTCCATTTGCTCTAACGGATATCTCTAAGTTTCTATCGGCTCTTTCGTTGTTTCCAGAGCCAGAGCTTAATTTCAAGGAGACGTCAGTAGAGATCATCAAGCATAAGCAGAAGATCGTTTTTGTTTATGCTGATCCTCGCCATATTCTGTCCCCTACTAAAGAGTTCAAGGCTCCTAAGTTTGACTTGACATTTTCTGTTAAGGAAGAAACACTAATGAAGCTATTCAAGACAATGTCTGTCTTGGCTCTTCCGGCTGTTATCATCGAAGGTGATGGCAAGACTCTATCGATTTCTACTAAGGATGTAAAGAGCTCGACGTCACACTCATATACCGAGGAACTCGGACCGACCGATCAGACCTTCAAGCATGTATTCCTGGCTGAGAACATGAAGATGGTATCAGGTCATTACGATATTTCTATTGCACCGGGAGTAGGTAGATTTGTAGCAAAGGATCCATATACAGGTAAGCCAATCACGTATTACATTGCTATTGAGACTCCTCTTAAGAAGTAAGGTTACTTTATATTATGAATACTACTGAATTCTTGTGGGTAGAGAAGTATCGCCCACCGACTATTGATGACACTATTCTACCGAAAGCCATTCACGATACTCTAGTAGGATTTCTAAAGGCAGGCGACCTTCCTAATCTCCTGTTTTCTGGTCCGCCTGGAATCGGTAAGACGACCGCAGCCAAGGCTATGCTTGAAACCCTAGGTGTAGACTATATCGTAGTTAACGGGTCGATGAATGGTAACATCGATACGCTTCGTAATGAAATCCTGACATTCGCTTCTTCGGTATCGTTCATGACCGGTAAGCGTAAGTATGTCATTCTAGACGAAGCCGACTATCTCAATGCAGTATCGACTCAACCCGCCCTCCGTAATTTCATGGAGCAGTATTCGGTAAATTGCGGGTTCATTCTCACAGCCAATTACAAGAACAAGATCATCCCGGCACTTAGGTCTCGTTGTACCGAAGTCGACTTTGCGTTTACTGCTGATGACAAGGTAGCGATGGCTACTGCGTTCTTCAAGAGAGCTCAGAGTATCCTGAATAATGAAAACGTCAAGTTCGATAAGAAGGTATTGGCCGAAGTAATTTCTAAGCATATGCCTGACTGGAGACGCGCTCTCAATGAACTTCAGGGATACGCTGTAAATGGTTCTATCGATGCCGGAATCTTGGCCAACCTCAATGAGATTTCGCTATTCGATTTGATGGTGCTAATGAAGGCCAAGAATTATACCGACATCGTTAAGTGGGTTTATGAAAATATCCATAATGACCACAATACATTGTTTCGGGCATTGTTCGAAGAAGCCAAAAAGTACGTGACAAAGGAATCGATTCCTCTGATGGTTCTTATCATCGGAAAGTATGACTATCAGATGGCGTTTGCAGTTAATCATGATATTACGCTTATTTGTTGTCTAACCGAGATCATGCTCGAGTGTGAATTCTTGTGACACCTTTTGACATAATCAACTCAATCACGGCCACTAAGAAGCCGTTGATTAATTCAGAGAATGATAAGGAATACGTTCCTTATATTGTAAACATGGGTCTATCGTATTTCATTGATACGGTAGCCCATGCAGATGCCATGAACCGTATGCATTGGCTCCCTAATGTCATGCAACACGATTATCTCATGGGTTCTATCAAATCCAAAAAGCGGTGGTCCAAATGGGTCAAGAAGACTAATTCTGAAGCAATCGATCAGATTGCTGAATACTACAAGTGTTCTAGGGCCAGAGCCATAGAATATGATCGAATCTTGACGCCAGAGCAGAAGCAAGTAATCGCAAGATCCTTCACGGAGAACACAATATAAATATCCTATAATAAAAAAAGGCATTATGAAATGGATATATTCGAAACCTTGGTTGAAATAAGTCTATCTAAACCAGAAGACTTCTTAAAAGTAAAAGAAACACTGACCCGTATTGGTGTTGCTTCTAAGAAGCAGTTAAAGCTATTTCAGTCGTGCCATATTTTACACAAACAAGGTAGATACGCAATTGTCCATTTTAAGGAGCTGTTTGCCCTTGACGGTAAACCTACGGACTTCAGTGAAGAAGATCTAGGCCGTCGTAATACGATTATTGCATTGCTGGAAGAATGGGAACTAGTAAAGATTATCAAGCCTGAGCTGATTGTAGAACCAAGATGCCCTATGAACAAGGTGAAGATTATTCCTCATAAAGAAAAGGGTGATTGGCTGCTTGTAGCCAAGTATAATATAGGAAAGAAGAGTTCATAATGATTAATTGGTTTAAGAATAAGAAAGTCGATATCCAGACTCACACAGAACCGCGGACTCATTTGCAAAAGAAGCTAAATACGATTTCAGATTCTTTGTTTCCTAAGTACGAAACTAAAAGAGATTCTTCCGGAGTAAAGTATCACGTTGATTCGTCAGTGGATATGAATCTAGAGGCTGTTATTTCTGATATCGAAGATGGGTACGTAGACAAAAATACCATACAAACGCTTAAGGCGATTGCACAAAAGATCAATGAAGTCCGTGCTGTATTAGACATTATGCATGAGCTTGATCCAGAAGTACACCACTTCTTTTATTACATGCCTACAGATGGTGGTATCGAAGAAACTGAAGTAACAGTATCTGATCAGTATGTATAATTAAATATGTACAACTAACTAGGGTTAGTGTATAATTGCTTTATTATGAAACTTTCAAAATTACTTAAATCCAATGTAATCCACCCACCTCAGTGGCTTCCGGACAACGTGATGTATTTGACCATCATGGGGTCTAATGCTTATGGTGTGTCGTCGGGTACTTCAGACATGGACCTCTATGGGTTTTGTGTCCCACCTAAGACCATGGTGTTTCCACACTTGGCCGGAGAAATCCCTGGCTTTGGTAAGCAACTGCAAAGATTTGAGCAGTGGCAGGAGCATCATGTGAAGGATCCTGACGGTAAGGATACAACATACGATTTTTCGGTTTACTCTATTGTAAAGTATGTTCAACTTTGCATGGAAAACAATCCGAATATGATCGACTCATTGTTTACTCCTCGACGTTGTGTTCTTGTATCTACCGAGGTTGGTGAGCTGATCCGATCTAATGCTAGGAAGTTCCTGCATAAAGGATCATGGCATAAGTTCAAGGGGTATGCGTATGCTCAGGTTTCTAAGATCAGGAACAAAAATAACTCTTCTAACGAAAAGAGAGCTAAGTCTATTGCAGACTATGGTATGGACGTAAAATTTGCGTACCATGTTGTACGGCTTCTTAATGAAGTTGAACAGATTTTGGTTGAGCATAACCTTGATCTTGAGCGTAATCGTGAGCAGCTTAAGTCTATCCGCAGGGGTGAGTGGACGCTTGAACAGCTTCTAGATTATTTCCAATCAAAGGAAAAGCATCTAGAGGAAGTGTATTCTAAGTCTACTCTGAGGCAAGCACCTGATGAGGGATTTATTAAGACTATGTTGCTTGAGTGTCTAGAACATCACTACGGTTCTCTAAAGAATATGGTTACAGTAACTAAGACCCCGGCTGAAACTGTTCTTCAACAGATCGAAGAAGTACTCAGGAAAAGCGGCCAGATTAGTTAGCATAAGTACGGTGCCACGAAAGACAGTGGCACCGTATAACCAACAAAGAAAGAAAACATATGTTCAACGAATTAGCGCGGTTCTGTAGTGGACCGCGATCTCATTTTTGCACTTATTTGTTTGTGATAGTATCGTTCACTGCACTTCTAAGTGCTGCATTTGGTTATGATACATCATTCAATATTGAACAACTTGATGTAGAACAGAACGAAATAGATGCTCGCGACAAGTATTACTTCTTCGATGCGGAACCGACCATCCGGACCAACTGCGCACCGACCAGAGAGACCTTCTTGTCTTGTTTGTCGTATATGGTCAGAGAAG